TCTTAACTCCTGGTTGGTTTCTCTCGAATCTTCTTTAACTAATTGTTCAACATCATTTACTATTTTCTCTACTCGTCTTACATCTTGTCGAAGATCATTTTTAAGTTCGTTTGCGACATCGGACACTAGCCTAATTTCAGACATAATCATTTCCATTTCTTGCATAATCATCTCAACTTCTGTTTGTATGAGATCTGTTTTGCTTTTCATTTCTTCTTTGGTAAGAGCAATCTCTTTGTCAAAACCAGATAAATCTGGTGCAACGTATTCCTGTATCTGTTCTTTCATCGTTAGATAGTCTTTGTAAAATTCAAATCCGCCCCACAGTCCACCACCTAGTGTGGTTAAAGCTGTGATGATAACAAAGATCTTCCCGCCTTTGAACTTCAAACCCGCAAATTCTACTTCTGCCATTGTAACTCTATCATATCATTCATCATGCCATCACTACCACCAAATAAATACCACTGCGCTATATTGTTATTCTGTATTTGTGCATCTGGTATCATATAGTCAGTAAAGAAATCTAATCGATCCTCCAGTTGTTTTTGTGATTCAAAAAAAGATTTTGTATCTCCTAACACTTGCATCACGATTAATGTTTTTAACTGATTTGTTGAGTCATATCTACCCTTATCACCCATCTTCTTTACAATTTTCTTTGCAGCTTTTTCTTTTTTAGATTCTGGTTTCTTTACAGGTTTCTCTTCGGC